CTGATCGGTCGCGGTTTCATGCACGGTTTTACCGACTGCCTGAGCGAGATCGAGGATTATCACGCCCTGCAAGGGATCAAGCTGCCCCCGAGCCCGCGCAGTTGGGAATGGTGGCTGGACAGCATCGATGACGACGGCACCCCGGTACCGGCCAAGGATTTCTACCGCGACCTCTATGAGCCCTATGGGTTCGAGCGGATCGACGGGCCTGCGCCTGGCGCCGTGTTCATGGTGGCGATGGGCGAATTGCCGGACGGGCGGTCGATCACGACACCGAACCATGCCGGCATCTATCTCGGCAATCACCGCATTCTGCACCATCTGACCCGCCGCAACCCGATCGACTTCACGCGGAAATCGGCCCGGCAATCGCTCTCGCATTGGACGCCATTCTTCAACGCGCCACCCATCTGGGTCCGGCATCGTGACCTCAAAACCAAGGGGCTCATCGAGATCACATGACAGCCATTTACCTTCACGGGGCCGCCGGGCAGATGTTCGGCGGCCCTTTTCATTTGGATGTTCGCAGCCCGGCCGAGGCCTTCCATGCGCTCTGCCGCATGAAGAAAGGCTTCCGGGAGTTCATCGGTTCCGCCGACTGGCGCATCATCAAGGGCCGCACGAAATCCGCCGTGCGCGAAGGCCGGGACTGCGCTGAAGAGGAATTGCCGCTGGGCTTTGGCCGCACGGCCGAGATGCACGTCATCCCGGTGATGTCCGGTGCAGGCAAGGGCAAGGGCATTGGCAAGATCGTGGCCGGGGTGGCGATCATCGCGCTCGGCATCCTGACCGGTGGTGTTGGTCTGGGTGGCGCTGCCGCTGGATTTGGTGCAGCAGCCGCGGCCGGTGCGACGGTCGGGATCTCGGCAACATCATTCGCCCTGGCGGGCATCTCGATGATCTTGGGCGGCATCAGCCAGATGCTTTCAGGCAACCCCAAGGCCGCCAAGGTCGACAGCCGAGAAGATTCGACCCAACGCACCAACACCCTGTTTTCCGGGCCGGTGAACGTCGGTGAGCTCGGGCAGACGCGGCCGGTTGTCTATTCGGATGATCGCGGCGTCCTGGTCGGGACCGTGGTCGGTTCGGCCGGCCTTTCCGTCGAGCAGATCCCCGTCACATGACCGTGATGCGCCGCGCCCTCCGGCCCTCATTGCTGCCGTCGCATCGGCCGCTCAAGGAATCCCTGCTGCCGCCACGCATCACCGGCGCCAAGGGTGGCGGCAAGGGTGGCGGCAAGAAGCAGAAGGCGTCGGTTGTCGAGGATGATTCCGTCCGCTCGAAATCCATTGCCCGCATCATCGACATCTATTCCGAGGGCGAGACCGGCGGCCTCCTGACCGGCGATGCTAAGTCGATCTACATCGTCGACGGCACGTCGGTTACGCCGGTCATGAACGATGATGGCAGCCTCAATTTCGAGGGCATCACCTTCGTCGAGCGCACCGGCACGCCGGACCAGGCCTATGTGTCAGGCTATCCGGCCGTCGAGTACGAATCCACCGTCGGCGTCGAGTTCAAGACTGCTTCTCCCGTTAGCCGCACCATTGACGATCTCGACCTCGATGCCGTCCGCGTCAAGATCAGAATTCCGCAGATCTATGTGGTCGACGGCAGCGGCGACATCCGCCGGACACGCCTGCAGTTTGCGATCGACCGCATGCCGGATGGCGGCAGCTTCACCGAGATCATCTCGGCCGACATCACGGAAAAGAGCGAAAGCCCCTACGAACTCGAATACCGGATCGAACTGCCGGCAGGCGAGGGGCCCTGGACGATCCGCTGTCGCCGCATCACGACCGATTCCACGGCGAAGCGGGTCTGCGACAGCTACTGGTCGAGCTTTACCGGCGTTATCGATGCCAAGCTCAGCCGCCCGAACACGGCCTATATCGCCCTTGCCGTCGATGCGCAGCAGTTCGCATCCGACAACATTCCCGGCCGCGCCTACAAGGTGCTCGGCATCAAGATTGAGGTGCCGACCAATTACGACCCGGTGACCAGGGTCTATGAAACGACCGGCCCAGGCACCACCGGCGGCATCTGGGACGGCACGTTCAAGCGCGCCGTCTGCGGCAACCCGGCCTGGGTGCTGCGCGACCTCGTCACCAACAAGCGCTACGGCTGCGGCGACCATATCGACGCCACCCAGGTCGACAAGTGGACGCTCTACGAGATCGCCCAGTACTGCGACGAAATGGTTGACGACGGCAAGGGTGGGACCGAACCCCGCTATGTTATCCGTACCCAGATCAACAGCCAGGAATCCGCCTATTCCGTCCTGCAGGCCGTGGCGTCGGCTTTCCGTGGCTACGTCTATTGGGGTGCCGGCGATCTGCCGCTGACCTGTGGGCAGGACCGGCCTGCCGATGTCACCAAGATCTATGGCCCCGGCAACGTCATCGGCGGCATCTTCAACCGCGAAGAGGTCGACGTCCTTGCTCGCCATACCGTGGCGCTGGTGACCTGGAACGATCCGGATGACGGCCACAAGCCGGCCGTCGAGATGGTCACCGACGACGAAGGCCTGCAGGATCTCGGCTGGAAACCGATCCAGGTCGCGGCGTTCGGCTGCGACGATCAGGGCCGCGCGCATCGCCTCGGCAAATGGATTCTCGATACCGAAAAGAACGAAGGCGAGACCGTCACCTTCACCGTCGGGCTGTTCGACGCCGATGTCGTGCCGGGTGAAATCATCCATATCTCGGACCCCGTCATGGCCGGGTTCCGGGGTTACGGCCGCATCGTTTCCGGCACCACGACATCAGCCACCATCGATGCCGCGGTCGATCTCATCTTCGGCGAAGCCTACACGCTCACCATCGTGCTGGCCGACGGCTCCCTGTCGGCCGAAATCCCGCTCACCAATGCGGCCGGCTCGGCAACAGTGCTGACCTGGACCACGCCGCTTGGCACGGCCCCCGCCGAAAACCATGGCTGGATCGTCTCATCCGCCGTCGCGGAGCCGGAGCCCTGGCGCGTCATCAAGATCGCCGAAACCGACAAGCACCTCTTCGAGATCACGGCGCTGCGCCACGATCCGACCAAGTATGCCCGCGTCGAGCAGGGCATCAACCTGCAGCCGGCCAGCTATTCGCTGCTGCCGAGCGGCGCCTTGAAGGCCCCGAAGAATCTCAGCGCCACCGGCTACATCTTCCAGAACGGCGCCTCACCCCTGGTCAACGGCCTGTTCAGTTGGACGCCGCCCACCGATAGCCGGGTCACCGGTTATGAGATCAACGTCCAGTTGCCGGGCGATGACGCTTATTCGGTCTCGGCGATCACCGAAGAGGTTTCCTTCGTGGTCGAGAATATCGCGACCGGTGACGTTGGCTTCCGCGTCCGCGCCCTGAGCGGCGCCATGCGGTCGGCATGGGTCGAGTTCACCGACTATCTGACCCCGCTTTCGGAACGGCCGGCGCAGGTTGAAAACTTCACCTGCACCGTGCTGAGCGACGTGGCGACGCTGCGCTGGGATACCGCCGTCGATTTCGACATTGCCTATTACCAGATCAAATTTCAGCCCGTCTTGACCGGCGCAACCTGGGAATCCGCCATCGATCTCGAGCCGGCGGCGCAAGGCCCGCGCCAGGATGTGGCGGCGATGGTCGGCACCTATCTCATCAAGGCCGTCGATATCCTTGGCCAACCCGGCATCACCGAAACGACTGTGGTCAACCGCAGCGGCGGCCTCAGCTATTTCAACGTCGTCGAGACCATCACGGAAGATCCAGGCTTCTCCGGCACCAAAACGGACGTGGTCTTCGATATCCCGCTGGACGGCCTCATTCTGGACGGTGCCGCCACCACCGGCACCTATGAGTTTGCCACGGATATCGACCTCGGCGCGGTCTTTACCAGCCGCATCACGGTCAGCATGACGGTTGGTGGCGTCAACCAATACGCCGACTTCTTCGAGCCGGCCGACTTCTTTGCCGTCGAGGATTTCTTTCAAGCGGCGTCGGGTTCCTGGTCGGTCGAACTGCAGGCCCGCACCACACTGGACGATCCAGCAGGCAGCCCGGTGACCTGGACCGCGTGGCTGCCGCTGATGATCGGCGACCTCACCTTCCGCGGCGCCGAGTTTCGATTGATCCTCAACAGCTTCGCCGAAGGCGTGACGCCGCTGGTGACCGCGCTATCGGTGACGGTCGACATGCCGGATCGCAGCGTCAAGGTCATCAACGCGACGATCCCTGTTACCGGCTACACGCTGGTCATCGATCCGCCGATGAAGGAATCGCCGCTGGTCAGCTTCACCCCGCGTGATTTCGCGACCGGCGATTACTTCCTCATCACGTCGGTGTCTGCCAGCGGATTCACCGTCACTTGCTACGACAGCACAGACACCGCCATCGAGCGGCACGGCGACCCAGAGGCCAAGGGCTGGGGTCTCGAAGCCTGATCCAGGCCCACCGAATCAAGGAAATGACATGAGCCAAGCCAACGCCATCCCGCAATCCGGGCCGCAGGATCCTGCCGTCATGGCCGATGCGATGCAGGACGCTATCGACGCCATCAACTCCGGCCATCTCGGCGCGTCACGGCCATCCTATGCCGTCGAAGGTACGTTGTGGCTGAAAGAAGTCTCATCGACCATCGACGAGATCTACGTCTACGACGGCACCAACGACATCCTGCTTGGCTATTTCAACCCGACCACCCACGCGCTCACCAACTGGTCGCTGGCCGATAATCAGGTCAGCCTGGCCAAGCTGGCGCAGGTGGCGACGGCGCGCTTTCTGGGTCGCACGACATCGGGCACCGGCAACGTCGAGGCCATGACGGCTGCGGAAGCCACGGCGCTGCTCAATGCCTTCGTCGGCGACAGCGGCAGCGGTGGCACCAAGGGCCTGGTCCCGGCGCCGGCCAGCGGTGACGCGGCGGCCGGGAGATTCCTCAAGGCCGACGGCACCTGGGATGAGCCGCCCTCCGGCCTCGATCCTGGCACCATCATGGACTTCGGCATGGATACCGCGCCGGCGGGCTGGCTGGCCTGTTACGGCCAGGCGGTCAGCCGCGCCACCTATGCGGCGCTCTATTCGGCGGTCGGCGACACATGGGGTGCCGGCAATGGGTCGACGACATTCAATGTCCCTGACCTTCGTGGCCGCGTTCGCGCGGGCTGGGACAATATGGGCGGCGCATCTGCCAATCGCCTCACCAATCCGGCCAGCACCACGGGCGGCATTGATGGCGATACCTTCGCCAATACCGGCGGTTCCGAGACGCACGCGCTGACCTCGGCACAGAACGGCGCCCACACCCACACCGGCGGCGTCTCCGGGACGTTCAACGAGGGCGCAAGCACCAACAGGACGGGCGGCACCTCCGGCAATACCGGCTCATCCGGCACCGGCGATGCCCACAACAACGTCCAGCCGACCGCCATCGTGCTGACCTGCATCAAGACCTGAAGGATATCCCATGCAATTCCGCATCGATCCTGTTGCCGGTACCGTCGAGATCGGCGCCCGGACCATCGCCATCGACCTCTCCGGCTTCGATCCCGCCATCGCCGATGTCCGCTGGTTCGGCACGGCTGGCCTGGTGACCTACAAGGAAGGCGGCGATGAAGACGGTCCCGCCGTCGCGCGAATTACCTCGGCGGCGCCCTATCAGGGCTTCGTCGATGCCGCGCAGGCCGCGATCACGGCTGAGGATACGCCGATCCCACCGACGCTCGACGATCACAAGGCATCGGCAGCGGCCTATATCGATTCCGAGGCTGGCCGCGCGCGGGCGCGGTTCATCACGGTGGCCCCGGGCCAAGAGATGACCTATCTCGAAAAGGTCACGCAAGCCCGCGCGTTCGGCGCCGATCCCGATCCAGATGTTGAGGATTATCCGCTGATCTATGGCGAGATCGGCATCACGGGCGAGAGCGCTGTCGAGGTCGCCGGGGTCATTCTCGGCCGCTACGCGCAATGGCAACAGATCGGCGCCGTCATCGAGGCAATGCGCCTGACGGCCAAGCGCGACGTTGCCGCCGCCGAAGACGCTGAAGCAATCCTCGCCATCCTTGAGGGCCTCACCTGGCCGCAGCCGTAACCACCCACCTCGCATAGGAGCCTGCCATGACCCGCTTTCTGTCGGCGTTATTTGTGCTTGCCTGCTTCGTGATGTTCATCGGTGTGACGATGCCGAGGGCGGAAATCCCGACCGGTGGGGCGATGCGCCATGCCAAGGATGAGATCATTGCGGCGAATGCTGCTGACGGCATCAAGTTCCGCAAGCTGACGGACGAGGCATCGAAGGCACTGAGCGGTCGCTTTGAGAAGGCTGGCGTTCTGGTCGGCCGTAGCTACATCGTGTTCTGGTCGGACAACTCACCGGTTGCCGCCATCGCGATATTTGACGAGCACAACTGCTTTGCCGGTTGGGCGGCAGGTGGTCGCGACAGGACGCTGAAGATAATCGGAGTTGATGCATAGGGCGCCGGGTCATGGCCGACCTCGACCCGAAGCTCCGGGAGTACGCGACCGATCGACAGTGGGAATTGCTGTCCGCGCTTGTCGAGCATGGCAGTGAGCGGAAGGCAGCAGCCGCGCTTGGGGTGGCTAAGTCGATATTTCATTCCATCAAGAGAGCCGTTGCAGCCAAGGCATCGCGGAGCGGGTACAGTCCGGACCACAATTTCATCCATCCGGTGCCGGACGGCTTCAAGCTGGCCAACCTGACGCAGCACTACGTCGACGGCGAACTGAGGCAGCAGTGGATCAAGCCGAGCCTGGACGCCGAGCGGCAACACGAAATGTTCATGGCCGCCATCGATGCGATGACGTCCGCGGCGCCCAGGATCAAGCCAACGAAGGGGCCAGCGGTCAGCACCGACGCGCTCATGGCTTGTTACCCTGTGGGCGATCATCACCTAGGCATGATGGCGTGGCGCGGGAAACCGTGACGCCGAAGCGCGCATTGGAACTTGCGGCCGATCTGGTGACGGCTGCGCTGTTGTCGAGCAAGAAGGATGACGACCATGGCTGAGGGGGTTTGAGATGGCTGGCGATCTTGACGAGCAAAGCGAGGCCATTGGCGGCCTCCTGGTCGGCTTCCTGAACCTGGAGCGCGCCCTCACCGAACACAGCAGGCGCGACGAAGAATACCGTCGCGAGCGCGACCGCAAAGACGATCATTTCAGAACCACCGCGCTAGCCGCACTCGCCAAGCTCGATGCTGTTGTCATGGGTCACGACGATCACGAAAAGAAGATCGAGAGCCTTGAGGCCAGCCGGAGCCGGTTGCGTGGCGCGCTTGCCGCTATCGGCACGGCCGGGACCGCCATCGCGACCGGGGCCACGATCTTCATTCAATGGATCACGTCGCCGGGCAGCGGCCAATGAAACTGCGCGTCAAGGTCATCAGCATGGCAACGGCCGGGATGGGTGCCGCTGCGATTGCCACAGCCGTTCTGCAACCATTCGAGGGCCGGGAATACCACGCCTATCAGGATCCGGTCGGCATCTGGTCGATCTGCGACGGCGCCACGACGAAGGTTTTGAAGGGTGACTTCGCCGACGATCTAGACTGCGACCGCATGACCGAGCGGGACGTGGCTGTTGCCGATGCGACCTTCGAACGATGCGCGCCCGGCCTTCGCCGCGAAATGCCGGCCTATCGTCGCGCCGCTTTCATCGACTTCATCTACAACGTCGGCCCGGGCGGAACCGGGATCAAAGACGGGTTCTGCCGCCTCAAGAATGGCCGCGAGCCGCGCATGCTGTGGCTGCTGAAGCGAGGCCATCAGGTCGAGGCATGCAAGGAATTTCCGTTCTGGAATAAGCAGAAACTCAAGGGCATCACGGAGCGTCGCGAGGTCGAGCGGCTGGTCTGTCTCGGCCTCATCGTCGAAGGCGCCGGCCATTGGCACGATTGGCGAGGGAGGTGAACCATGGATGAGTTCGAGGACATCTTCGACAGCTGGGCCGATGCGGCGGCGTGGCTGAAGCGCGCCGGGCTGTGGATCGTCGGCGGCATCGTTGGCGTCGCGGTACTGGCCTGGTGGTCGCTGTGACAGACCCATTCACCGCCTATCTCGGCATCAAGGCTGCGCGCGCATGGGTTCCCTATGCCGTTGGCGGCGGGCTTGGCCTCGTGGTGGGGATCGGCATCGCGGTCGCTGCCTGGGTGTGGCAGGGCCGAGAGATCGACAGCCTAGCGGGCCAACTCACTGCCATGACCGATCAGCGGGACACCGCCCGCCAGTCCCGCGACATGGCAGCCGCCGACGCGCAGCGATGGATGGCCGCCAGCGAGGCCCGGTCGCGTGTGATCGAAGCCAGAAATGCCGAGATCGAAGCCCAGCGCGCCGACCTCATCGCCACGGAAATGTTGCTCGATCAAGCCAACGAAGCCGCCGACCGCGAAGCCGCCGACCTCAAAGCCAAGATCCGAACCCTGAAGGAAAAAGCCGATGCGAACCCCGATCAAGTGCGCCCTCTTGGTCCTATCGCTCGTGATGCTGCAAAGCTGCTCCAATCGCGATGAGGCCTATCAGCCGGCGGCAATTCCGCCGCTGGTGGTCAAGGTGCCGACCTTCATTCCTTTGCCGGCGGATGCCACGCGCGCGTGCGCGGAGCCGGAGTTGAGCGAGCCCATCGAAACTGACGTCCAAGCGATCGGCGCCGGTGCGCAGTGGAAGGGCACCAGCCGGTGCAACGCCATGAAGCTGTGCATCATCGGGGAGATCGAGAAGGCGGGTCCGGGGAGTGCCACGGCCGGGATGGCTGCTGAGGTGTGTCGGCAGAGGGTGTGGCCGGAGCCGGCCTCAGTGCCGCAATAGGCAGCTCAGCGCTATCGCCATTGACTGCGGAATTTCGACGGCGCCGGTCATCCATCGATTGATGGTGGACGCATTAACGCCAAGGTCCGAGGCCAGCTTTGTTCGCCAGCCCCGGACCCCGTAACGCTTGATCGCAAGCGGCTTAATCTCGTGCGGTTTCAGTTTCATAGATGAACCGCAGGACTTGTTCCGAGAATCCGTCGATATGGACCCAGGGGCCGTAATCGATGCCGTTCTTTGCGGACGCCACATTGATCATATAACCAAGAGCCACCGGCTCCGGCACTCTATCGTGCGACTGCTCATCGGTGACCACGATCAGCCGGTCATAGCCGATCTTGTTAGCGTGAGCGACTGCCGCCCCGAGATAGGTTCCGCCGTGCGGCTGGCTCAGCCTGATCGCGTCAACCCCAGCCATGCCACGGCGCGGCGGGATTTCCACAATCATATCGGAAAAGCTGAATACCCGCAGCGATTCCGCGTTGATGACCGCAGCCAACCCGCAGGCCGCGTCGATCCGTTTCATATCGGAGCGAGCCGAAAGCGGGGCATCCATCGAGCCGGAAACATCCACCAGGACGACGGTCTTTCCCGGCAGCGTCGGCAGCGCCGAGATCGACGACTGCATGGCCGTATCGAGCCAAGCCTCTGCCCAGGGCGCGTGGCGAGCCGCCGCGATGAAGCGGAACGGCAGCACACGATCAGCACCCTTGCGCGCCAGGATCACATCGCGCACCAAGCCATGATCGACGCCCGCCTCGTTCATGTTGCGGAGATTTCGCAGCACGGCGAGATAGCCGAGATTGCCCTCCTGGATCAAGCGCTCAAAGGTGGCCTTCTTGTCGGCCCCGGCGGAAAGCGCGACCTCCCAGGTATCCGGGCTTTCCAGATTTTTGTCAGCCAGCTTTTTCCACACCGCGGCCTGCTCATCATTGGCCGGTTTCGGGCGGGCAAGGAACATCACGTCGCGGAGCTTGATGGCGCCTTCGCGGTCGTACTTGGCAAGCTGATAGGCGTCGAATTTGCCGAACGCGCGCGCCAGACCCTTCTTCACCTGATTGGAAATCCTGCCCTTCAGTTTGTCCGGCGTGGTGCCGTTGATCTTGGCGTAGATCGCCAGGAACTCCGGCATTTCATCAGCACGGCGGATGACCTTTTCCAGGGTGCGCGAAACCAGATCATCACCGCGAGCCATACCAGCGAGAACGGCGGTCAGATAAAGCGGGGCGTGGCGCAGGTTGAAAGAGGTTCGCGCCTCGATGGCCAAAGCCGAGACGACGCCCGGGGAAACCTTGCGGGCAGTTTCGGCGATGCGCTCGGCAATCGACTGACCGCATTCATAGAACTCGCGCTCGAAAAGGAAGCACGACAGCACTGAGCGGCGAAGCGACTGCTCCGGCGTCATGTGCGCGAACGCGACCCCGCCTTCATGGGTTTCAGCGCGATAGGTCGTCTTGAGATTGGATTTCATGGGTCCTCCTGAATGAGTGACCCGGCATCAGGCGACCCTGTTTGCCGCCTGAGATAGAGCCGGGGAACAAGCGGATGCGGTCTTTCAATGCAAGAAGTAACCGCGCCCTACACCACCGAGCAGATCTGTTGCTGAGGAACAGGCGAGAAACGGTCTGGCTTTCGCCTCTTCATCCAAAGAAGTAACCGCTCTCTACACCATCAGCGCGACAAGGATTAGTGCATCATGCACCAGTGGTCAAGATGGCTTTTTGCAAATCGCGCCCGAATTATACAGATCCTATGCGCATCCCGACTTCTTTGCATTTTCTGCACGTTACTCACCGCCTGCCAGCCGCTCCCAACTGGTGCCTTTTCGGCACTGGTTGATCCGACGAAGCCGGTGGAGTTTGTGGTGAC